GAGCAGTCCGCCGCCCTGTCCCTGTTCCGCCGGGTTCCCGTGGGCCGCAACCAGGTCCGCTTCCCGGTTCTGTCGGCCCTCCCGGTGGCGTACTTCGTCGGCGGTGACACCGGCCTGAAGCAGACGACCGAGGTCGCCTGGGCGAACAAGTTCCTCAACATCGAGGAAATCGCAACGATCATGCCGGTGCCGGACAACGTCCTCGCCGACGTCGACGCCAACATCTGGGACGAGGCCATGCCTCTGCTCACCGAGGCGTTCGGCCGCACCCTCGACGCGGCGATCTTCTTCGGCACCAACGCGCCCAGCTCGTGGCCGGCGGACGTCACCACGGCAGCCGTGGCCGCGGGCAATGACGTCACCGAGGCGGCAACGGCAGCCCAGGGCGGCTTCTACGGGGACCTGGACAGCCTCTACGAGAAGATCGAGGCCGACGGCTACGAGGTCGACGGCTTCGTCGCCTCGACTGCCGCGAAGTCCAAGCTGCGCAAGGCCCGTGACACGCAGGGCCGCAAGCTGGACGAGACCCGGGTCTCCGGGGACCTGCAGACCCTGGACGGACTCCCGGTCGCCTACGCGATGCGCGGTCTGTTCCCGGCGGGCGGCGGCGCGGGCGCCAATACGCGCTTGTTCGCTGGCGACTTCAGCCGCTTCGTCCTCGGCGTCCGCCAGGACATCACGATGAAGATCCTCGACCAGGCCGTCATCCAGGACAACACCGGCGCGATCATGTTCAACCTCGCCCAGCAGGACATGACCGCCGTCCGCCTGACGTTCCGCGTCGGCTGGCAGGTCTCCAACCCCATCAACAACGAGCAGGCCACCGAGGCGTCGCGGTACCCGGCCGGCGTCCTCAAGTACTGACCCGCACCAGGAAGAGAGGTAACCGTCATGACCACTGCTCCCTTCGTGCAGGTCATCGAGCGCAACGTCCCCCCGGTGTCGACCGCGGGCAACGACGACGACACCGTGCTGGGCCAGGCGCCCTTCGCGTGCACGGTGACGTCGGTGCAGTACGTGCCCGAGGCCGCGATCACCGGCGCCGCCACCAACAACCGCACGGTCTCCCTCGTCAACAAGGGCCAGGCCGGCGCGGGAACCACGACAGTCGCCTCGCTCTCCTTCGACAACGGCGTCAACGCCGTGGCGAACGACGAGAAGACCATCGCCCTGTCGGTCACCGCAGCGAACCTCGTTCTCGCCGCTGGCGACACCCTCCTGTGGCGATCGATCCACGTCGCCACCGGCATCACCGACCCGGGCGGCGTCGTCCGTGTCACCCTCTCCCGGAGCTGAGGAGTCCACCATGGCTGAGCAGCAGCGCAAGACCTCCGCCCCCAAGGATGGGGCGCAGGCGGAAGTCCAGAAGGCCGTGGACGCGGCGGAGGACAAGGGCTTCATCGGCGTTCCGGTGGACCCGACACCGAAGGAGAACTACACGGTCGCCGGCGTCCTGGCCGGGAAGCCGACCCCGGAGACCGACCCGGACCACGCCAGGGAAGTCCGCCAGCAGCTGGACGACTCGGCGCGCGAGCGCTGACGGGGCGGAGGTGGCTGCCGTGGTTCTTCCTTCGCTGGCTACGGTGGCCGACCTCGCCGCCACCCTCGGGCGCACGTTCACCCCTGACCAGGAGGCACAGGCGCAGGCGCTGCTTGACCAGGCGTCCAGCATCGTCCGCGCCTACGTCCGCCAGGACATCACCCGGGCAACGACGACCGACACGTTCACCATGCGCCGCGCCGATCCGGTGCTGCACCGCTGTGGCGGACTCGTCACCCTCCCTCAGCGACCGGTTGTCGACATCACGGTGGTGAGCATCAACGGCACCGCCACGACTGACTGGTGGCAGGAGGGCAGCAACCTGTTGCTGCGCGCCTGGGCGTGGGCGGAACCTCCGGCAGCCAACCGGGGCCCGCAGGTCACTGTGACCTACACGCACGGCTGGGAGTCGGTTCCAGGCGACATTGCAGCCATCGCGCTGCAGGCCGCCAACCGTGTCATGGTCAACCCGTCCGGGATCCGGTCGGAGACCGTGGGCGGCATTTCGACGACCTACCTGATCCCGGCGACGGGCGAGAACCTGGGAGTCCTTCTGTCCCGCACGGAGCAGAAGGTGCTCGACCGCTACCGGCGGACTGCGGCAAGCGTCCCCCTGCGGCGGCGCTGATGTTGTACCTCCAGACGATCGTCGTCGTGCGCCCTGCCGCGACTGAGGACGACTACGGCAACCAGAAACTCGACTACGGCCCCTCGGCTACGAGGACCCCCGTGGCCGGCGTCAACGTCCAGCCGAAGGGCGGGTCCACCGAGGACACCGATGACAAGCAGCTGACCGTCACCGGGTGGGGCCTGTACACGCCCCGCGGCGTGGACCTCGATCTGCGTGAGACCGACCGTGTCGAGTTCGACGGCATGACGCTGCAGGTGGCTGGGAAGGTCGGCCGCTGGCCGGCCCCAGGCGGCGGCGTCCATCACATCGAGGCCGACCTGCGGGAGGTCGACTGATGGCCAGCGGCCAATTCCGCTACGTCCCCAACCCGCGCCTCTTCCGCGAGCTGGCTCGACAGCCGGGCATGCGGGACGCACTGAAGGATCCGGCAGACCGAGGGGCGGACAGGGCGCGCGCAACAGCACCCCGCTACTCGGGCCCCACCTACAACCCCGCGGTGCAGCGGCACGGCGAGTACGCGTCGAGCATCTACTCGGCCGCCTCGCTGCGTCCCAACGGCTGGCGTGCGGAGTTCGGCGCCACCGCCCAGTGGTGGGGGCAGGTCGAGTTCGGATCGGGCCGGCCGGCCACGACACGAGACAGGCCCCAGTCCGGCTGGTCGCCGAAGAACCGCACGCTCGGGCGTGCCCTGGAATCCATGAGGAGTGCATGATGCCGCGCATCAAGCTCGCGTTCTGGCACGGCGACAAGAGGCCGGGTGAAGAGATCGACGTCACCGACGAAGACCTCGCAGCCCTGCGGCGCGACGGCCGCGTCGCCACCGTGCTCACCGCACCGCCGCTCAGCGCCGACGAGGCGGCAGCCGAGAACGCTACCGATGACGCCCAGGCTTCGCCCGAGGAGCCTGTTGCGCCACCTGAGAGCCGAACCCGCAGGGCGCGATGAGCGGCCCGCCGCCGTTCGTCACATTCCCCGACGTTGAGAAAGTCGCGATCACCCTGCTCCAGGACAAGCTCCCGAGCGGGACACGCGTGGGAACCGAGTGGCCGGACAACCTACCGACCGCCTTGGCCGACGGCGTCGTGTCCGTGACGCGAGGCGGCGGCGCCACCGTGCAGCCATTCGTCACCGAGGACACGACGCTCGACATCGACACCCTCGGCGCCACGAAGAAGCAGGCGCACGATCTAGCCCAGCAGGTCCGCGGCTGGCTCTTCGCCGCCCAGGGCCAGCCAGTAGCAGGCGCCCGCCTTTACCAGGTCCGGGACGTCAGCCTGATCTGGCTCCCACACCAGCCGTCTGCCGAGACCGACCCGATCCCGCGGTACGTGCTCGTCATGGAGGCACGGATCCGCCCAGCCTGATCCAACCCGCGCTCACCCACACATCACCCGTCGGCGTCAGGCCGTGCGGGTCCTCGCTATGCCTGGAGGCATCCCGTGGCAAACGACGCCGACAACGTGCGCGTTGGTCTCAACGGTTCCATCTACATCGCCCCGAAGGGCACCACCGCCCCGACCGACCTCGACGCAGCCTGGGACCCGAGCTGGGTCGACCTCGGCTACCTGTCCGACGACGGCGTGTCGATGGAGTACTCCACTGACTCGGAGGACATCAACGCCTGGCAGTCACTCAGCCCGGTCCGCAAGGTGCTGACCAGCGTCGACATGACGCTCGGCTTCACCGCCATCGAGCTGAAGACCGCCACGATGACCCTGTACTTCCCGTCCGCGTCGATGACGGACGTCGGCGGCACCGTGCACAAGCTGTCGATCCCCGCCGCCCCGACCCCCGACGAGCGAGCCATCGGCCTCGAGTGGCTCGACGGCGACATCAAGAACCGACTGGTCATCGCCCGCGGCGAGGTCACCGAGCGCGGCGCCATCACCATCGGCCGGTCCGCAGCCGTCGGGCTCGAGATGACGGTCTCCGCATACGCCGACACAGCTCCCGAGATCGCGGTGTGGCTGTCGAACGACCCCGCCTGGGCCGCGGCGTAACCACCATCTCCGGCAGGCGCGCCAGCGGGTCGTGCCTGCCGGACCCAACCCGCGAACCCGCGTGGAGAACACAATGCCCACCACCAAGTCCGCAGGCCGCGAGGTCGTTTCCCTCGACACGCTGGCCAAGCAGAAGCGCGATGCGCTCCCCGAGCCCACCACCTACGAGCTCTTCGGCGTCGAGTTCACCCTGCCCCCGATGCGGGCACTGCCCTTCGAGCTGCAGGAGAAGGTCGGCGACCTGAACGACATCGTCGGCGTCATGAAGTTCGTCCTCGGTGAGCCGAAGGTGCGCGAGATGTACACCGCCGGCTACCAGATGACCGACTTGGAACTCATCGCGGAGGAGTGGCAGAAGCGTTCCGGGCTGGAGCCGGGGGAATCGCTGGCCTCCTCCGCTTCCTGACGGAGTACGGGGAGGCCCTCGAATGGGACGTGCCGCACTACTGGCCCGGACGCTCCCTGCTGGAGCTGTACGACGGTCGCATGTCGTGGCGCGAGTTGCGCGTATTCCTCAAGGGGCTGCCGCTGGATTCGCTCACGGCACGAGCAGTGCGCGGCTCCACCCCCGAGGAAGAGCAGTGGACTCTCGACCGGCAGCTCGCCGCCAGCATGGTGGACGCCATCCGCGAGAACACCTTCGCAACGGTCAAGATCGGCGGCGACCCGAAGAAGACCCGCCGCCTCAAGCCACCTGACCCGATCCCCAGGCCCGGCGTGACACCTGCGCCCAGCAAGAACGTCATCCGGTTCGCGGGCCGCCATGGCTCCGGAGCTGCACAGCTCGCCACCGTTTTCGGGGGCGCCTCACGACAGTAGGGGGTGCCCTGTGGCTGCTGGCGGTGTGCTCGTCGGACGCGGATACGTCAGCATCCGGCCCGAGTTCGAGGGCGACTGGTCCCGGTCGGTCAACTCCCGCGCCTCAAGCGCGGGCAGGTCCGGGG